GATTTATTGAGGATGTGGTGTGTGTGATGGTGGACGAAGTACACATGGCCAAAGCAGATGCACTCAAGACTCTGCTGACCAGCGTGATGGCTAGAGTGCCAATTCGTTGGGGACTAACCGGTACTGTGCCCAAAGAGAAGTTTGAAAGCCAGGCATTGCTAGTGAGCCTAGGCCCAGTGATCAGCAAGCTCAGCGCCAATGAACTGCAACAACAAGGTGTGTTGGCGCAGTGCCATGTGAACATTGTGCAGTTACAGGATCATGTTGAATACTCCAACTACCAAAGCGAGCTTAAATACTTGTTGGAAGAGTCGGGCAGACTGGATGCTATGAGTGAACTCATACGCCATGTAAATGAAACAGGCAACACACTAGTATTAGTAGACAGAACTGAGTGTGGTCGACAGTTAGTAGAGAGACTGGGCGAACGTGCAGTGTTTGTGTCAGGCGCAACCAAAGCAAAAGATAGACAAGACGAGTATGACGAAGTGGCGGACAGCGTTGATAAGATTATTGTGGCTACCTATGGTGTTGCCGCTGTGGGTATTAATATCCCTAGGATTTTTAATTTGGTTCTTGTGGAACCCGGGAAAAGTTTTGTCCGCGTTATCCAAAGCATTGGACGCGGCATAAGAAAAGCCGAAGACAAAGACCATGTTCAAATCTGGGACATAACTTCAACTTGCAAATTTGCCAAGCGCCACTTGACCAAGCGCAAACAATTCTACAAAGAAGCCAACTATCCCTTTACTCAGGAAAAATTAGAATGGATGAAAATAAAATAACTGTTGCAGTGTGCGGAGACAGTTTTTGTACTGCATCAACTGTTGATCTCAAAGAAGTTGGAGTCCGCGCTCACTTTAGTCAGATACTCGAAGATCAATATGGCTACCAAGTTATCCACCTAGCTCATGGCGGATTTAGTAACACAGGAATCTTTTTTCAAATACAAAAAGCCCTTGAGCTTGGAGCCGATGTTGTGGTCTACAATCGAACATGGGCCAGCAGAATAAACTTGTCCATGCATGACAACTTTGAGCCATCTCAAGGCCTAAAGAATTTTATCTATTCTAATCCGCACATGCCCAGCACTGGTTCGCCGCATGTGGGGGATAACAAGGCTGCAATTTTTTCCACTGTGTGGCAGAATTTAGAAAACAGTACATTTTTTAATTTTACCAAAGAACAACTTGTTGCTGTTGACCTGTACATGAAGTATTTTATGAACTACAATTTTCAAGACACCATTGATGGATGGTTGTTTGAATTTTGGCACAACAAGATCTTGGATGCAGGTGTACTGCCTGTTTTTTTCAACAATGATAATGTGGGAAAAGTTGCTTATGATTTCAGTGGCAACAATCCCAACGTTGACACACCGTTTCACACGGATCGTGCAACTCAGCAAACAGTTGCCAACAACATACATCAAATAATACATGGGCAAAATATACAAAGACATCAATAACTTTCTGCCGCAAACTCCACGCGGAGTGTTTGTGGAAATTGGTAGCGACCGTGGAGAAGGAAGTACTCACACACTGGCTGAGCTGGCCCAACAACACAACACTCGGTTGATCACTGTGGACATTTCCAGCAAAGCACAGAGTAGATTGTCTCACACGTTACCAAACACTGACTTTGTTGTGGCATCTGGAGCTGTCTGGGCCAGAGACTTTGCCAACACTCACACCAATATTGCTGTGTTATATTTGGATAACTTTGATTACATCTGGGATATTGATAGTGTAAGTGCAGCCATCCGCCAACAAATGCATGACTACGCCGGACAAGGCATAGTAATGAGCAATCAAAATTGCCAAATTGAGCACATGCGGCAAATGGTTGCATTAACACCCTTGTTGAGCTCCGACGCTGTGGTAGCATTTGACGATACCTATTGTGTAAACGACTGTTGGATTGGCAAGTGCGGTCCAGCAGTAGTTTATTTGCAGTCGCTGGGTTGGACGGTGGTACACCAAACTTTAGATTGCGGCGTGATCATGAAAAAACTTGACAACACCAATTAAATTCTGTATACTGATAACATATGAGAATACTAACATTAGATAACACTTACTACGACTTAGATCACTTGCCAGAAGAAATTGATGATTTGAGATTTGCAATTTTAGATAACTCCAATCCTGCAGATCCAGACTATCACTTTATTCCGTTGATCTTCTTGGAGAGCTTCAACGCTCCTGCTTTGGTTTTACGCATAGGTGATATCACACTCAAAATGCCCATGGACTGGCAAATACTAATAGGCGAACCTGACATTGGTGACTTAGAAGTGTTGCCCTTGACATCAATCAATGATCGAGGCTTTAGAGTGTTTCAATTCAACCCACTGACCAGTTATAGGCCTAGCTTTCCTGACATTGAAATACTAGATGTCTATCATGAAGTCAGCTGGTTTGCACCCAAACTTAAAAATGGGCAAATGTTGGCTGTGCCTTTGAATAATGATCCGGAACCCGACTGTGTGTACTTTGTAAAGGACATCAGTCGCAACTGTGAAATTGTAGACTACAACAAGGCCTGGTAATGCCCTACACTGAACCAGAAATATTTGAAATCATCAATCGATTGGCCAGAGTATATCTGGAAAGTTATCCTGACGATCGAGAAGGCCTAGAACGATTCCTGCGTTGGGCACATTTACAATACGGCTACCAATATGGGAACCCTTAAACCAGACGCCACATACATTTACGAGAGAGCAGAAGGTATTATATATGCTCGAGAGTTTGGTGCTGATCCCAGTACACGTCGAGTGATAGGTTACGAATCAGGTAAGGAATATGATCCTATCACTGGACACAAAATAGATTACGATTCAAGAACAGCGGACGGTAGGCCGTTACGTGAGCACGTACAAGAAAATAAAATGTGGGCAGAAATTAGACGTGCGGCACCGACCAATCCCACTTTACAAGACGCACTAGAACGTGCTATAATGATTTATAAACTAACCAAAACTGATGAGTGATAACCTGTCCATTGGCAACGAGATGCAACAATTTGATCGTAAGAACAGAGAGTTCTATGATCAATTGTCTGATGAAGAACGCAAAAAGTTCAGCCCTTTTTTGATGATACGTTGGGGATCAGCAGTAGAAGGTTCACGTGAGCTTCAAGAATTTTATGTGATTGCCACCAATGAACGATTGAACAAACACTTTTTCAACATTAGTGCTGCCAGGCACAAAAAGCTTCAGTGGTTGCTGGCCACCACTGTGAGTCCCGGCTTGGGCACTCAACGGCACAACTGGATTGCGCCCAAGAAAAAAGATGCCACACTTACTGGCAAGCGAAAACAATTGGCAGAAATTTACCCACATCTCAAAGATGATGAAATCAATGTGCTGGCAGGAATCACATCGCAAAAAGAAATAAACGAGTACCTCAAAAAATTTGGTGAAGGATCATAATGAAATATCAACAGCTGGTGGTCAATGGGTGTAGTTACATGGAAAGCTATGCCAGCGGATTTGGCCATCAAGAATTAGCAGAACGACTGTCAATCCCCCAGGCCATAAGTTTGGCTATCGGGGGCAGTGCCAATTCGCGTATTATTCGAACCACGCTCAAGCACAGTTACATCACGCTACAGCCCACATTGTATGTGTTGGGAATGACATTTGTCAGCAGAGAAGAATTGCCAATTTTGCAAGCCAGCAGTGATTTTGAAGGTCGATGGACTAATTTTCAAAATCAAAGCTGGAGTTCGCGATGGGATGCTCCTTGGACACAAGCAGATACTGATGCAATGATTGAGCTCAAACTCAAATGGGAATTGAATAGCATACTGGATCGTGCAGAAGATCTCATGTATCGTATACTTGCTATGATACACAGTTTGAAATCTAGAGGCCATGCTGTGATAGTGTTCCAGCAGGCTGATAATTTATACGAATCTTATTTAGATTCACCAAGACTAAAATTGTTTCATAGTGAACCTGAAATAGTTGAAGGATACAAGTGGCGTGCTATACCATGGCAGCATGAACGAGGAGTTCCGGCAACAGATTATGGTCCAGGAGCTCTTCAGTATGTGCCACCAGAAATAGCACATCGACAACCAGGATTTCATCAAGAACTAAACATGTTTTTGACTGCATGGATCAACAACAACAATCTACTAAAATGACTCAGTGCCAGTACTGCAAAAAAGACTTTGCTCGAGAAACCAGTCTAGCAGTGCATGTGTGCGAGCCCAAACGGCGCAGACAGGAACGAACAGAGCGCGGTGTGGAACTGGGTTTTCAAGCCTACATACGATTCTATGAAATGAGCCAAGGATCAGCCCGGCTCAAGACCTTTGATGACTTTGCTGACTCGCCTTACTATCGCGGCTTTGTGAAGTTTGGACGCTATTGTGTGAGCACAAAAACTATCAATCCCAAACAGTTTCTTGAGTGGCTGTTAAAGAACAACAAAAAGATTGATCGGTGGGCAAGTGATCAACTGTACACAGAATATCTCATACAGCATTTGCCCGTGGAGAATGTTAACGATGCTCTAGCACGAGCAGTGGAGTTTGGCATGGATTGGGCAGAGAAAAATTCAGCACAGCCACAGGACTGCTTGAGATACGGCAGCACTCCAGCCATGTGCTATGCAGTCACAACAGGTAGGATATCACCTTGGGTGATTTACAATTCAGAGTCAGGACAACAGTTCTTGGGTGAACTCTCTCCTGATCAGATCAGCATGGTATGGCCTTACATCGACTCAGATGTATGGCAAAAGAAGTTTCACAACTACCCAGCGGATCAAGAATACGCAAAAGACATATTGAACAAGGCAGGTTGGTAACATGGAAGCAGTGATATTTTTAACACTCATACTCTTGCAGATCAAACACTGGTACATTGACTTTGTGGATCAAAGCATGGCAGAAGTCAATCACAAAGGCCAATACGGACACTGGCTGGGCATGCGGCACAGTCTCAAACAGGGCATTGGCACAGCCCTATGTGTTGGGTGTGTGTTAGGCCCTGTATACTGGGCCGCCAGCATAATGATGGGTGTGATAGATGCTGTGCTACATTATCACATTGACTGGGCCAAGATGAACTGGGGCAATAGAGACCTTCAGAATCCCAGCTTCTGGGCACACTTGGGTCTAGATCAGATGGCACATCAGTTGACTTACATTGGCCTTGTGGCTATAATTGCATTATGATTAGAAATATTAGCGGCAGCAAATACATTCAAGTATCAGGTGGCATGTCTACCAATCCATACATCAGCCCAGGTGCCAGCGGTGCAGGCATGGTGCGATGGAGTCCCAGCATGAACTGTTTGGAAATTAATGATGGCAACTCCTGGCAACAGCTTCACTCATCACATCCTATGATTTCACTCTCATCAGACGCCGAAACCCTGTTGGATTGGGCGCGAGCCAAGCGTGATGAAGAATGGCGCATTGCTGCCTTGGCAGCCAAGCATCCCACAGTGGCAGATGCCTTGGCAGCAGTTGAACTGGCCCGGGAGAAACTGCAAGTTGTAACTGCACTTTGTGACACTGATTCAAAATGAGCGCAGACATTGACATTGATGTGCCGGACAGAACGGCTGTGTTGAAACTGATTGAACACACTGCCGCACGGCAACTGCATCAAGGCCAAGTGCGTAAGCACAATTCAGGCATCTATGTTACAGACATTCCTAGAGACATACCCAATGGCTGTGCAGCCATAGACTATGAGTCAGCAGAACAGCGTGGATACTTCAAGATAGATCTGTTGAACATGAGTGTGTATCAGTTGATCCGTGACCCGGCACACTATGCGGCTATGTTGGCAGCCGCACCACCATGGAGTAGACTATGGACCGACACTGCCTGGACCAAGCAACTAGTGCATGTGGGCAACTACACAGATTTGATGACGTCAATGCAGCCAGATTCAATACCCAGAATGGCAGCGTTTATTTCAGTTATTCGTCCGGGCAAAGCACATCTACAGAATCGTCCATGGACAGAAGTGTTTGCTGAAGTATGGAACGGAGATGACTCACGTGGATACACATTCAAGAAAAGCCACTCGGTCTCCTACGCAGCTTTGGTAGCATTACACATGAACTTGCTCAATCAAGACGTCGCACAAGTGTGATTGATTTTCGCTTGCTTTTTTTGCGAGCAATGTCCATCAAACTGCACACTGGACCGTGTAAAACTTCAAGATCTTTGTTGGAAAACGTGCGCAACGTAAATCTAAATTTGTCCCAATCTTGACGAAGGAATATGTTGATGGGGATGGATCTATTGCTTTCCCACCACCACTGGTTAGCCAGTTCTAAAAACAACATTTTATCTTGTTGGTCAACTACAGATCCAAAGTCGTAGATGGTAGTCACGCTGTCATCTCTGTTTTGTATAATGCCCACGTATTCTGCGTTTGCATAACTGCAAAGAGTGATAAACGGGTATTTTTCTGCCAGCTTATCGAAGATTGTATTACCCATAAATATTGTTCGAGGATCCTATGTATTCAACCACCGTTTACTTATACCAGCAAATTACCAAAGTCTTGTTAGTTGACACCAGTGGTGGCTCC